CTACCAGCCGCGCGACCCCAGGCCCAGCACGCTCGTGCCCAGGCCCAGGCCCGTGCGCAGCAGGGCGTCGCCGCTGCGGGCCCGGGCGGCGCTGGCCGCGTCGGAGTAGCCATAGGCCGCCTGCTGGCCGCGCTGCAGGGCCTGGGCCGCGCGCAGCCCGCCCGCGTAGTCGATATGCGCCAGATCCAGGGCGCCCAGGGCCGCCGCACTACTGAGCACTTCCAGGGCCGAGCCCGACCCGGCGTCGATGCCCGTGCCCACGGCGCCCACCCGGCCCGCCGCCAGCTGGCGGCGCAGGTCCGCCCCGGCGCGCTGGCGCTCCTGGGCCGTCTGGCGTCTGGTTTCCTCGGCCTGACGCGCGGCCTCGGCCTGGGCCGCGTCGGCCTGGCGGTTGGCGGCCTTGGCCTGGGCCGAGGCCTGCTGGCCCTGGCTCACGCCTCCGACAATAGAGCTGGCAAGGCTCAAACCCAGAAGCCCTGCGGAAATGGGATCGGCGCCCATCAGCGTACCCTCGCGTAAAGGTGGTAGTCGTCGTTGCCCACGAGCCTGCGCAGCAGGGCCTCGCGGGTGAACCCCAGGAACTCGAACCATTTGGCGCGCGCCACATGGCGGACGTGGACCGTGGTCTGGATGCGCGAAAGCCCCAGGCCCGCCTCGGCGGCCTCGATGCAGCGCCGGGCCAGGCGCGCCATGGCCACGGGGTGGGCCTCCACCAGCGGGCTGGTCAGGGCCCAGGCGTTGCCCGTGGCCCCGGGCTGCACGCCCACCCCGCCGCAGGCCGCCACCGCGCCCCCGGCCAGGACCGTCCAACACGGGCCGCTGGCCCGGTACAACCGCGCCAGAGCCAGGAGCCCCTCGCGGCCCCCGCGCGCGGCAAACCCCAGCCGGTCGGCCTCGCGCAGCTCCAGGCGCTCCACATGCGCCACCTCGAAGGCCACCACGCGCATCCTCAGCCCTCCCCCTGCACCTGGGGCACGCAGCAGACCACGGTCATGGGCAGCGGGTCGTCCTGGCGGATGGTGAACAGGCCGTCGCGGTCGTAGCCGCTGGCCAGGCGCACCTCGCGGTCGCCGTCCAGCAGCGGCGGGGCCATGCCCGCGCGCACGGGCGCGGTGTGCGGCAGCAGGCGTTCGTACTTGCCGGCAACGTCGTCGCCCGGGCACACGCGCCCGCCCACGGTCTGGCGCAGGCGCACGGTGACGCCCATGATCCGCTTGCGCCGGGTCTGCGAGGTGCCCCCCGCGCCGCCCACCTCCAGACGCATGGGCTGGAGCACGGCGCTGTAGGGCAGCCCGGCGTGGACCTTCCAGGCCGCCCGGGGCAGGGCCACTGCCCCGCCCTGCACGCGCTGGGCGGGCTGGAGCGCGCCGTCGAGCACCACGGCCACCTCGCGGCCCTCCAGATGCTCCAGCCCACCCAAGGGCCCGGCGGGCACGCGCCGCCAGCAGAGGCCCCCGCCCTGGTGCGCGGGCAGGCCTGCGCCGTCCACCCAGGCCCCGTCCACCAGGAGCGCAAAGCTGCCCTGCTCCGGGTCGGCCCCGCCCACGGTACACTCCACGCCGCACAGGCCTTCCAGTCCGGCCAGGCCTTCGAGGAGCACCCGGTCGCCATCGCGCGCGCCCAGGCCCTGGGCACACACGCGCACCCGGCCCGTGTCCGCCTCCAGCTCCACGGCGTCCACCCGCGCGCAGTTGGACAGCCCGCAGTCCAGGAAGAAGCCCCCGGCGGCGTCCTGAGCCCGCGCGCCGTGGCGCTCCCCGGCGTCGAAGGCCGGGTCCAGGCGCTCCACGGTGTGCAATACGCCGCCGTCGCCGCCCTCGCGGCGCACCAGCATCCAGACCTCGTCGCCCTCGGGCCCGGGCACAGTGGCCACGCTCTCGCAGCGGCCCTGCCCGCCCAGCAGGTGGCGGTGCCAGGCCACCACGCCCTGTTCGCGCAGATAGGTGCAGGCCGCCAGCACCCCGTCGTGGCGCACGGCCCACAGCACGCCGTCGGGCTCGCGGGCGAAGGCCATGTCGCGCAGGCCCGGCCCGGTGACGTGCTCGGCCAGGAGCGTCAGCTCCGGCGAGGCGTACTTGTAGCTGGTGATGTCGTAGGCCATCTCGCGCACCTTGCGCCCGCTGCGCGAGACGAAGAGCACTGCGCCGGACACCGGCTCGGGCTGCACCGCCGCGCTGCCGTGGGAGCTCTGGCGCTTGCGCTGGACCTTGGCCGGGGTCATGCCCTCGCCCTCCAGGCCGGACCAGACCTTCAGCTCGCCCGCGTTGGTGCCCACCAGCAGTTCCTCCTGGTCGGCGATCCAGCGGATGGGGTTGACCCGCGAGCCCGACAGGGTGATCTCGATGGCGTCGTCGTCCAGGGGCTGGTCCTGCACGCCGTCGATGAACGAGGCCGTGTTCATGCGGAAATCCTCGTGGGCCCCGGTGCGCGACATCCACAGGGTCAGCGGCCTGGAGCGGGTGGCGCCCAGCACCAGGCGGTCCTCGTACAGCCCGACCACGGCGGGCCACTGGGCCGCCCCGCCATCCTCCCCGGGCCCGAAGGCCTCGGGCATGGCGTCGTTGCGCGCCACAAGCTTCCAGAACCGGTCTTGCAGCACGCTCCCTGCGTGGATGGGCTCGATCTGGTTCTTCCCGTGGTCCGGCGAGGCCGTGAAGGCCAGCACCTGGGCCGCGCCCTCGGCCAGGAACACCCCGGCGCCCTTGTACATGTACCAGCCCTCGGCCCCTTGCGGGTCCAGGGCGCGCACGATGGTCGCCACCTCGAAGCTGCGCCCGGCAGGCAGCGCCAGGCGCGCCGCCCCCGCCACGGCGCAGACGGGCGCCGTGCCCCCCGGGGCCGTGGCCACAAGGTCGTGGCCGGGCATCCGGTAGTCCAGCTCCTCCAGGGTCCAGTGGTCGTGGGCCCGGCGCACGAGCTTGCGCGGGGCCGTGTCGGGGTGCGCCAGGTAGAGCACGTCGCAGCTCTGCACATGGTTCACGCCCCAAAGGGCCGCCTCGCCCCAGGGGCTGGGGATGCGGTAGACCGCATCGGCCACCCAGGCCCCGGCCCAGTCCGGGCCCGCGCCGGGTTCGGTGGCGCCGTCCGCCGTGTGCGCCCCCAGGCAGCGGTACACGGCTCCGCCGTGGGTCACATAGTCGCCCACGGCGTAGGGCGCCGCGCCCTCCCAGGCAGGGGCGCCGGTCTTGAGCACGGCGCCCCCGCCGGTGAAGAAACGCAGGAACCCGTCGCCCATCTCGATGACGTAGCTCTGGCTCTGGGTGCCGTTGAAGTCGAAGGACACCAGACGCGCGGCGCTGCCCTGGGCCCCGGCCAGGGCGATGAAGCGCGTTCCCGACCGCTTGCAGACGCTGCCGTGGGGCCTGGGGATGAAGTTCTCCAGCCTGCGGCAGCCGGTGTAGTACTTCTCATGGTCCGTGCGCCCGTCCAGGTGCGGCGACAGCTCGCCGCCGGTGAAGGCGTTGATGATCGGCGATGCGGAAACGCTCATGGTCTACCTCCTTGCCCGTTGCAGCAGGTCGGGCCGGTTGGCCTCGGGGGTGCCGCCGCCCCGGGCGTCGCGGCCCTTGGCCGTGCGCAGGCGCTCGCGGTACAGGGCCTCCAGGCGCTCCTTTTCGGCGCTGGAGCCGGTGATCTTGCGCGCCAGGCGCACGGCCACCCGCGCGGCCAGGGCCACGCGGAAGGTCGGCGGCATTTCGGCGGGGTTCTCCACCCGGCGCACGTAGCGCACGGCCACGGCGTCCAGGTCGCACAGCAGGTTGCCGCCCTCGATGCCATACGCCGTTTCAGGTTCGGTTCCGATAACGTGCAGGCAGTCGGCGGGCAGGCGGAAGGCCCGGGCGAAGCCGAAGGCCGGGGCCGCCGCCAGCCGGGCCAGGGCCACGCGGCGGATGGCGAACTTCCAGGGATGCTCCTCCAGCAGGGCGTCGCGCTCCACCTCGTACACGGCCCGGGCCAGCCGGGCGCGCTCGGTGTCCTGGTCCGCCGAGGCGATGCGGTCCTCGCCCAGCTCGATGAGCGCGCTTGAGAGGATCTCCACGCTCATGGCCTAGTCGTCCCCCTGGAACAGGCTGCGGAAGAAGGCCTCGCTCCGTTTCTGGGCGTCGTCGGCCCCGCCGGGGGCCGGGGCGGCGGCGCCCGGGGCGTCCTGGGCCGGGGCCTGGGGCATGGGGGCGCCCTGGGCCGTGCGCGGCTCCAGGCGCTCGGGGGTCAGCTCGAAGCTCACCTGGGCCGGGCCCTGGTCGCCGCCGGGGTAGCTGTCGCGCGCGCGGGCCGCGCCGGTCAGGGTGAAGGCCGTGCCGGGCTCGGGGGCCTGGGCCAGGCCCAGGGCGGGCAGGGTTTCGGCGTCCAGGGTGATGACGAGGGGCTTGCGCTGATCCATGATGGTCGGGGTGTCCATGGGCTTCTCCTGCGAGGTTGGGGTGGGGCGAGGCCTGTGCCCCGCCCCTGCGTGCGTTGCGCAAAGGGGCGGGCGGGGGGCCGGTCCCCCCGCCCGCACGGCGCCGCTAGCGCGCCAGGTAGTGCGGATACACCGACAGGCTGCCCTGGGCGGCGGGGTCGGTGCTGGCCAGCACGGCGCGGGTCTGGGCGCGGGTGTCGCTGGGCGGGATGAAGCGGCCCAGCACGACTCCGGCCTCCAGGGCCAGGGGCCCGGCCAGGGCGCACACGGTGCCCAGGGGCTCCCAGGCGCCGCCCGCGTCGCGCTGCTCCAGGGTCACGCTCAGGGTGGCGCCGCCCGCCAGGGTCACGGGCGTGTCGGCCTGGGCCACCACTTCCTGGGAGCCCAGGGCCCCGGCGAAGCCCAGCACGCGGCCATTGCCCTCGGCGCTGGCGTTCTGGGGCAGGGGCTGGGCCTTGGCCAGGTATTCGTCGTGGACCTTGAGGATATGGTCGTACATGGTCGCGCGTCCTCCTAGTTGACGGGAACCAACGCCTCGGCGGCGTCGGCGAAGTTGTAGCTGGTGACGATGGGCACGCCGTTCCACTCGGCGATGCGCCGGTCCACGTTGCGCTCGGAGGCGGTCATCTGGAAAGCCGCGCCCTTGCCCGCCTCGGCCAGGATGCTCATGACCTTGCGGTGGCAGAACAGGAAGGTGCCCGCCCCGCCGCGGACCATGTCCAGCAGGTTGTCCACCTGCATGGCCGTGGGCGGGGTGTCGGGGGTGATGTTCACCAGGGCCGCCACGGTCTCGGGGTTGGCGATCTGGATGCCGAAGTAGCCCTTGAGGCGCACGCCGTAGCCCAGCACGCCGCGCTCGTCCTCGTAGAGCGTGCCGCCGCCCACGGAGCGCACGTCGAGGATGCCGCCCTGGCGGAAGGTGTTGCTGGAATACAGGCCCGTGGTTTCGCCGGGCACGAAGCGCACGGCCAGCAGGCTGTAGCCCGTGTCGCCCTGGCCCCCGGCGTCCATGAGCCGCCCGGTGGCCACGGCGTATTTGCGCAGGTTGCCGTAGACGATGGCCTTTTCGGCGTCCACGCCGAGCTTGCGCAGGGCCTTGGGCAGCTTCTTGGCGAAGTAGGCGTCGCGCCCGCCCATGGCCTTGGCCTTGTCCTCGGGCAGGAACATCCGGGCCCCGAGGATGGACAGGTCCACCTTCTTCAGCCGGGTGCCCACGTCGATGGTGCCCAGGGGCGCGTCCATGTCCACAAAGCCGCCGCCGGTCACGTCGGCCACCTCGTCGTAGACGTTCCACAGGGCGTGGGAGGCCTCCTCGAAGGGGATCACGTCCAGGACCGGGGTCTCCTCGGTCAGCCAGTCCACCTGCTCGGGCTGGCGGGTGGCGAAGCGGGCGCTCAGGTCCCGCAGGGTCGAAGCGGTGCTCATCTGCTACTCTCCTTTGCCGCCGAAGACGACTTCGGCGAAGAAACGTTCCGAGGACATGGCGCCGTCGCGGCTGCGGGAACCACCGCTGCCGCCAACGAAGCCGTCCTCCTGATTGGCCTTCCCGATCTCGTGGAACAGGCGGACCATGGTCGGGTCGTCGCCGTGGGTGTCGAGGATGCGCCGGACCTCGGCGGGGTCCAGCCCCGCGCGGCCCGCCACGGCCTCGAACCCCCGCCGGGCGACCTCCGTTTTGCCCGGGGCGTCGGAGCCCCACAGCTGCTCCAGGGCGCCCAGGGTTTCGGCGCGCCGCCGCCCGCGCTGGGCCTCGAACTCGCGCGAGGTGCGCGCGGCCAGCTCGTTGTAGCGGTCCGACAGGCCCTGGGCCTGGGTCGGCGAGAGGCCCAACTCGTGGGCCGCCCGGCGAAACCAGCCCAGGAGCCGGGCGTCGGCCTGCTGGCCCTCGGGCAGGGCGATGGCGTAGCCGCCCGGATCGGCGGGCACGCCCAGCACGCGCCGCAGTTCGGCGTCGAAGCGGGCGCGGTCCTCGTCGCTGGCGCCCTCGGGCAGGGGCGTGAGCCCCACGGTCTTGCGCCCGATGAGCGCCTGGGCGCCCACCAGCGCCCGGGCCATGTCCGGCACGCTGGCGTACTTGCGCAGCGTGGGGTGCGCGGCCAGGGGCGTGGCCCGGCCATCGGCCTCCCAGACCTCGGTTTCGGGAATGGCCTCCTCCAGCCAGTGTCGAGCCGCCGGGGAAGGTGTCTCTGCGCCGTGTCCGCTTCGGGGGTCCAGGGGGGCATTCGAGGCTTCCTGCGTCATGATTGCTGCTCCTCCTTTGTCGTGAAATTCTCAGGGTTGTCGAAGTATTCCACCAGTTGGAACAGGGTCATCCTGCCGTAGCGGAACTCCACCTGCTCCCCGCCCTGCCAGGGCCCAGGCGCCGGGGCCGGGCGCATGAAGCAGTGCGTGCGCAAGAGTTCGCGCAGCACCCGCCCCGAGGGCGTGGCCAGGGCCGCGTGGACGTGGCCGTGCAGCTCGCGTTCGGTCATGGCCGCCAGGTCCATCAGCCCACCTCCCCGGCCCCGGGGGCGAGGGCCATCCCGGAGGGCGCCCCGGGGCCCGGCTGCGCGTCCACCGCGCCCCCGGGGGCAGCGGGCAGGCCCGTCGCGCCCAGCTCTCCGGCCAGGGCCGCCAGCCCGCGCGCCTGGCGCAGGGCCGCCACCTCGTCGGGCGTGCGCACCCCGGTCTGGGGAAAGCCGCGCTGCTCCATGATCCGGCGCACGTTCTCGTCGTGGCGGAACAGGTCCAGCACCTGGGGCGCCACGGCCACGATGGGCGCGACCTCGGCATAGGTGCGCAGCACCGAGCGCGCCTGGGCCTCGCGCTGGGCGAGCATCAGCGGGCTGACGTACTCCACGCGCAGCCCCTGCCCGGCCAGCTCCGGCGGCGCGGGCGGCAGCTCCCCGCGCCGCGACATGAGCCGGAACAGGCGCTCGAACAGGCACTGGAAGTTCTCGCGCTGCTGGTTCACCAAGAGCGGCCCGAGCAGGAACATGCGCTCGGCGGTCAGCTCGGCCACCTCCAGGGCCGTGGGCGTGCTCCCGGTCCGGGCCCGCTGGCTCACGGCCATGAACAGGTCCACGAAAAAGGCCTCGTGGATGTCCTGCTTGGTGGCCGCCAGCAGGTCGAAGGAGAAGCGCGGGTCGCCGCCCACGGACAGCGGGCCGAAGTCCGCCAGGCTGTTGCCCTCGGCGCGGCGGTAGTAGTTCATGGCCCGGGGCTCGAAGCTGAAGCGGCCCACGAAGCCGTCGTCGGGCACCAGATACGGCGGGGCCACGGCCAGCTGCCCGGCTTCCAGGATCAGCCGCTTCATCTCGTTGATCATCTTGGCATCGGCCAGGGCCTCGGTGCCGGGGCTGTAGCTGTAGGCCGTGCCCGGCAGGCGATGGGCGCGGGTGATCACGTAGGGCAGCTCGGCGTAGCCGCCCACGGACAGCACATGCCCGCCCGCCAGCTCCATGTAGACCGAGCGGTAGGCCAGCCCCCGGCGGGCGCCCGCGCAGCGCCCCTGGCGCGGGGCCGGGGTCACGGCGTGCAGGAACTCCACCTCGCGGTCCTCGTCACGGCGCTGGCCCAGGGCCCGGCGCAGGGCGCCCGACAGGCGCTCTTCGCCGAAGCATTCCGCAGCCTGGCGCGCCGTGAGCCGGAAGCGGCGCATGACGGTATCCACCTCGCCCTGGTGGTTCTCGTCGATGTAGACCTCGTGCAGGGGCAGGGCCCGGAAGCGGATGCCCGCGTCCGGCACCGCCGGGTCCTCGTCCACGAACAGGCACTGCCAGCCGAAGAGCCCGGCCTGGTGGTAGCCCAGGGCCTGCTGCGGGTAGTAGCCGCAGCGTTCCAGGGTCGCGTAGAAGCGGTCCTCCACCTCCTGGAGCCAGGCCCGGGCCCCGGGCAGGTCCATGCGCTCCCGGTCCTCCAGGCCCAGGGCGAACCAGCGTTGGGAGGGCGAGGAAACCCCGGCCAGCATCCCGGCGGCGAAGATGTTTGCCGCGCGCCGGGCGGTGGAGTCCACCAGGTCCTCGCGCCGCCGCCGGGGGTGCCCGGGCTCGCTGGTGAAGCCCGCGTAGGCCGGGCCCATGTGCTCGGCCACCTCCTCCCAGATGGAGTCGAAGGGCTGGCGGGCCCGTTGCAGGGCCTCGAACCGCTGGCGCGTGGTCCGGGCCAGCTCGCGGGCGTCCTGCCCCCCGGGGGCCCCGACGCCGTGCGGCCCGGCCTGGGGCGCCGGAGCCCCGGCGCCGTGTGTCGTGTGCTGTCGCATGGCTACCCCAGTGTTTTTCTGCCGACCTGTGCCGAGCCGAGCACCCCGCCTTCGGCGGTGGCCACGGTGGCCCCTGCCAGGCGCCGCAGGCGTTCGGCCTCGCGGCGCTTGGCTTCCTGAATCCGCGTGGCGTCCTCCCCGCTGCCCGGTTCCTCGGGCAGGGGCACGGGCGCGGGCAGGGTCTGCACGGCACCCTTGCCGCCGCCCCCGCCGATGATCGACGATCCACCCATCTCAGTCCTCCTTGTTGCGCGTCAGATAGGACACCACCGCGCCCGTGCTGCGCCCTTTGGTCATGGGCGCCCCGTGGGGGATGGTCCCCAGCACGGTGAAGCCCAGGTCGCGCACCAGGCCCAGGGCCGCGCCGTTGGTGCGCGGGGTCACGCCCACGAGCACCTCCACAAGCGGGCGTCCGTCGGACCCGGTGACCGACAGCAGCCAGTCGGTGACGTAGAAGCCGATGATCCGCGCCGGGCTGCCGAAATAGTCGCGCAGCACGGCGAAATGGATGCGTGCCGAGCGCCCGGCGCGGCCATCGAGCCAGAACAGGGCCGCCGGGTCGCCGTCGGCGTAGACGGCGTAGAAGGCCCGCCCGGGCGCCCCCGCGAAGGCGATGAACGCTTCGGCGTCGGCCACCGAGCCGTCGTGGAACACATGGCGCGTCAGGCCGTCGTCCTCCAGGCGCTCCCACAGGGCCTGCAGGTCGATGGCGTCCAACCCGCCGGGATGGGCCCGGATGTCCAGGACCTCCAGGATCGGGACGCGGCGGGGCCGGGGGCGGCGGGGTGTGGCGGGTGCGTGGCGCATCAGGCCTCCGGGGCCCCGGCGCGGGGCCGGTGGCCAAAGCTGGGAGTGGCGCCGTCGGCGTAACGCTGGGCCGGGGCGGCCCCGCGCACGGGCGCGGCGAAGGTCAGGGCCAGGGCGTCGGCCAGATCCGGGCTGCGCAGGCCCCGGGCGCGCATGTCCTCCTTGGGCTCCAGCACCAGACGCGAGGCGCTGTCCCAGCTGTAGGAGGGCCCGGTGAGGTCGGCGTGCAGCGCATCGTCGTCGGGCAGGTCGGCCTGGGTCTCGTCGGCCAGCCAGTCGCGCAGCCCGGCCCACATCTCGGCGCGCTTGTTGCGGTAGCGTTCGGGGCGCAGGGCCCGCGCGCCGAAGTTCACCGCCGTGAGCCTGCGCTCGAAGCCCATCTCGCGCAGGCGGTCCACCACCCCGGCGCCCAGGCCGCCCACATCCACGAACAGCCGTTCCAGGCGCGGGCTCTCGGCCTCCAGCATCCGGCGGCAGATGCCCGCCACCTGCATGGTGTCGCGCCCGCGCCAGGTGCGCAGACCAAAGGCCTTGCGGCCCTGGCGGAAGATGGCCGCCGTGGCGTCGTCGCCAAAGCGCGCGGGGTCCACCCCGGCCACCACCGGGCCATGCCCGGCCTCGTCGGCCCGGCGCGCGCGCAGCACGAGCAGCGGGTCGATGAACGGCGTCTGGCCCGTGTTCTGGAAGGCCTCGGCGGGCGTGGCCGGATACTCCTGGCGGAAGAGCAGCGCGTCCTTGAGCTCGGCGATCTTGGCCCGGCGCCAGGCCAGCTGGCCCGGGACCAGGCCGTGCAGGGCCATGTACTCGCGCTCCTCGTCGTCGGGGGTGAAGTCCGGCCCGGGCGCGGCGCTGTATTCGGGCTGCCAGAACCAGGGCAGGAACACGGCCTGGTAGGGCCCCTGCCCGGCCTCGGCGGCCTGCCACCCGGCGTGGAAGAAGTTGCCCATGCCGCTGGCCGTGGATTCGAGGATGACCTCGGTGCCCTCGGCGTCGGCAATGGCCTGGAGCACCCCGGCGGCGTGCTCCTGGGCCCGGGGCCAGAAGGCGACCTCCGAGGCGTGGAAGAGCTGCACCGTAAGCGAGCGGCCCACGCCGCGCGCCCCCGCCGTGCCCACGCGGTAGCCGCTGTCCAGCAACGGAAAATGCATCTCGCGGGCGTTGTTCAGCCCCAGCCGGGGCCGCAGGGGCGCCGGGCAGTGGCGGTGGAAACGCTGGGCCATCTCCAGCAGGTTGCGGGTGGCCTCCATCTCGTGGGTCAGGATGAAGGTGCGCACCCCGCGCTCGTGGGTGGTGCGGTGGAAAAACCGCGCGCCCACGTAGGTGGACACGCCCTGCTGGCGGCCCTTGAGCACGAAGGCCCGGACGCGCCCGGTGCGCGCGCGCTGCTCCTCCAGGCACTGGTGCAGGTGGCGCTGGGCGCGGTTGAGCACCAGGGGCGCCAGGCCCCCGAGCTTGGTGCGGATCTTCAGGCACCGCCCCGCGTAGGCCACGAAATCGTCCTTCAGGCGCTGGCGGATGCGGCGGTCGCGTTCGGTCAGTGCGCTCATTGCAGTTCTTCCAGTGCGGTTTCGTGGGCTCCGGCCTCGTCGGCCTCGCGTGAGCCGAACATGCCCAGATGCTTGCCCAGCAGGCCCAGGGCGCGAATGGCCGCGCCCGCGTCGAACTTGTACTGGGGCCCCTCGGCCCCGGCGGCGCCCCGGGCGGGGGCGGCGGGCGCGGCCTGCATACACCGCTCGGCCACCTCGCGCAGCCTGGCCACGACCCATTCGCGGGTCACGGCGTCGTGGTCCTGGCCGCCCTGGCGGGCGCCGTCTGTGCCGTCCGCATCGCCGGGGCCATTCAGGGCCAGGGCCACGGCGCGGACCACCTCGGGCCGCGCCAGCAGGGCCAGCCCCCGGGCCCGGGCGGTGGCGGCGGCGTAGCCCGCCCGGAGCGCCGCCTCACCCACGTCGCCAAGCACGGCGTACTCGGCCACGAAACGCTGCTGGCGCGCGGGCAGGGGGCGCGGCCCCCGCCCGGTTGCATCCCTTGCACTCTTGAGCTTCCTGCTAGTCATCGGCCACGGCTCTCCCAACCCGGCAGATTCCCGGGAGTTCCCGTCCTGTAACGATTTTCGGCTGCCACCCCTTGCCACAGGCCCTCCGGAATGTTATCTTGAAGGTGCCTGGGAATCAGGTGAGGCGACCCGACCAAAGTGAATGAACACCCAGCAGTCGCGACGTCCCGTCCGGGCGGCAGTGCCGGACCCGGGGGAGTACGCAGGGGGCCAGCCCCCATTGCACAAACGATCGTTCACGGTGGCGCCGCCCACGGATTCCTGGGCTTTCTGCGTCCTGGCCCGGGGCCGCAGCCCTAGCGGAACAGTTCGTACACCGCCTTGCCCACCAGTCCGAAGACCGTGGTCATCAGCCCGTAGATCACCCGCTCCACGTTGCGCAGCTTTTCCGCGTGGCTGTGGCAGCGCCGCGTGGCCTTGATCTCGGCCACGTCGCTGGCCATGGCCCGCACCCGCTCGTCGATGCGCGCCAGCAACACGCGCATGTCCTGCTCCTGGCTCATTGCCCGCCGCCCTCGCGCCCCCAGCGCAGGCGCACGGCGCCCTTGTCGAAGGCGCTGCGGCCCAGGAAGTAGTACCCGTAGACCCCGAACCCCAGCTCGGCCAGGGCGTCGAGCTTCTCCGCGCCCACCTGGGGCGCGAAGGTGCCGCCCACCAGGGCCGCAGTGAAGACCAAGAGGCACAGGGGCCGCACGTTCTTGGACAGCCACGAGTCCGAGGCCGCGTCAGCGGTATGCCGCCCGGTCAGGCTGCGCTCGAACTCCATCTCGGCGTCGAGCTGGCGGCCCTGCCAGGCCAGCAGCCGTTCCTGTTGCTGCATTTCCAGTTCCTTGAGCCGGATGAGCGTCTGCGGGTCCTGCACGGCGCGCATCACCGCCCCGGGCTCGGCCTCCGTGCCCAGCCAGGAGGCCACCAGGGCCCCGGCGGCCCCGGCCACGGCCCCCACCGGCCCGCCCAGCACCCCGGCCAGCACCGGGGCGACCTTGGCCACCGCCCGGCCTACATCCTTCCAGTCCGCCATGTCCTTTCCTCCTTCGCTTGGCCCATGGCCCCGGGGCGCTCCCCGGGCGCCAGGGGCCGTTCGCAGGTGCGCAGCACCGCGCCACAGCGCAGGCAGATGCGCACCCGCACGGTGCCCTGGTCCCCGGTCTGCACGGTGCGCACCACCCTGGTGCGCCCGTCGCATTCCCTGCACGTCATGCCCGCTCCCCGCCGGACGCCCCGGCTCAGTAGTGCTGGTGGATGGTCAGATGGAAGGTGTCGTGCCCGCGCAGGGCGTCCAGGAACGCCGCCAGGGCCCGCTTGCTGTCCTGCACGCCGCGCGCGGGGCCGGGCGGGGCGAAGCGTTCGCCCAGCAGCACGCAGCCCTGGGTGTCGGCCACGGTGTTGCCGCCGTGGAAGAGCACCTCGCTGCGCCCGGGCACGTCCTGGACCAGGAAGGTCTCGCCGAAGCGCGGCGAGGTGATGCGCGCGCAGCGATACTGCTGGGCCGGGATGCACGAGACGTTGCGCTCGTTGAGCCGGTCCGGCGGCTCCAGGGTCACGCACAGCACCTGCTTGTTCACGCGCAGGGCTCCGAAAGTGCCCTGGGCCGACTCCTCCAGCCGCACGATTTCCACCACGGGGGCCAGATTCATGCTTGTCCTCCGGCGGCCTCGCCGCATTCTGTTGCAGTATATAGAATAGTCTTTAAAAACGGGCCGCATCCACCTGCAGGGCGCCGCCCCGCGCTCCCGGAAATGCCCAAGGCGAGCCCCGTCAGCGGCCCGGGCCCGCCTGTGCGTCGTGCCCTAGAAGCCCAGCACCGGGTCCGCGCCCCGGGCGTCGCCGCCCATGCGGGCGCGCTCCCAGGGGCAGCCGTGCTCGATGGTCAGGGCCAGCATCTCCATGTCCACGTCCCCGCCCTCCTGCACGGCCTGACGCAGGGCGTCGCAGGCGTAGGCCGCGCCGTGGGCCAGGGCGTTCTCCGCCAGGGCCCGGGCCCGGGCGCGCCCGACCCAGGCCCGGTCGGCCTCGGCGCGCACGCCGAACAGGCGGAAGATGTCGCGCACGCGCAACTCAGCCCGGGCGCCTGCGGCGCGCAGGCGGTACAGGGGCCCGTCGCCCTGCCCGCCGCCGTCCGGCTCCTCCAGGGGCAGCAGCCAGAATCGCCGGGGCGCCCCGGCCCCGCGCACCACCCGGCGCACATAGCCCAGGGGGCACATCTCGTATTCCAACCCGAAGCCTTTGATGCCCACCGGGGCCCAGACCTCGTCGGTCCACAGGCATTGGTCCATGGCGCTCCTCCCGCGCTGGCGCCGCAGCAGCCCGCCCACCGGGCCGCGCGACGACGAGGCCAGTTCTAGGCGATTTTCACCTCTCTGTCAAGGGGGTCACGCAAATTTTTAGGTGATTTTTGCCTAATAGCCGCCGCGCCAGAATTCTTGTAAGAAAACGGCATGGATGAAGCACTGATCTTCTCCCAGAATTTTCTGGATGCCGTCGAGGCCGCCCGCATCCGTCAGGGCCGCAGCCATTCGGACATCGCCCGCACGGCCTTCCCGACCCAGAAGGACCCTGTGGGCACCTACCGCAAGCTGCGCAACTCGGGGCGCACGGTGAAGCTGGCCGATGCGTACCGCCTGGCCCAGGCCGTGCAACTCGACTTCTCCTCCCTGTGCTGGCAGGTTTCGCAGGCCATGCAGCCCCCGGGCCCCGCCGCCACGCCGGGCCGCTGA